ATTTGTATGACAGACTTGCGTCTAGATATACAAAAGCATTAGCTAGATCTATGGCAAATGCTAAACAAGTTAAAGCAGCAAATGTATTAAACAATGCATTTGATTCGTCTTTCACAGGTGGGGATGGTAAAGAGCTTTGCGCTACTGATCACCCTATCATCGCTGGAACATTCAGAAATGAATTGTCAACAGCTGCTGACTTAAACGAAACTTCGTTAGAGCAGTCGTTAATTGACATCGCAGCGTTTACTGACGAAAGAGGTCTTAAAATTGCAGCTAAAGGAGTTAAAATGATAATTCCTTCTGCTCTACAGTTCACTGCTGAAAGACTTATGAAGTCTGCTGGTAGAACAGGAACTGCAGATAATGATATCAATGCATTAGGTAACATGGGTATGATTCCACAGGGTTATACTATTAACCACTACCTAACTGATACTGATGCGTTTTTCATTAAGACTGATGTTCCTAATGGACTAAAAATGTTCGTTAGAGCACCAATCAAAACTGCAATGGAAGGTGACTTCGATACTGGTAATGTTAGATACAAAGCTAGAGAGAGATATTCTTTTGGATTCTCAGACCCTAGAGGTATCTTTGGATCACCAGGAGCGTAATCTAAATAATTTTGTGGCGGGACATAGTTCCGCCACATTGTAAACAGAAAGTAGAATAATGAAAAAATTCCTAGTAAACATATGGGCATACGACCACCATGCAAAATTTGAAGTTTTGTCTGAAGACAACCCAAAATCTCTTGAAAACGCCATCCTTGACAAACTTGGAGAAAAGAGTATAAACTGGGAACATCTTGGAATCAGTTATGATAACAAGACTAACAGAATAACCTATGAGGAGGTTATCAATGATACAAGACCTATACAAACAAAAAAGGTCCTTGGAGTTGAAGTGGGAACAGGAGCATCTATCTAATGGTAGATACACTCTTGAGATGGTCCGAATCGATGACAAAGTTAAAGAAGTCATCACAAAGATCAAACTGGAAGAAGCAGTTATTGCCCACAAGCAGAATACAATTGAAGGTGCTGCTCCGCAAGTTTCTGTAGCTACTTAATTAAAAAGCTACATCGTTGGAAAACATCATCCGCACTACACACTCTCTTGCACTCTATTAAAAACTAGTATATAAAAAACATACTATACAATTAAAATCAGAGCATAGACGCGTATAGTCGACGGCCTAAGACTATGTTCGGAAATAGGAGGACTTAATCATGGCAAATTCAACTTTTTCAGGTCCAATACGATCTGAGAGCACAGTTAAAACAGTAAGTAAAAACTCTACTACAGGAGCGATTACTGAAATTATCACTATGGGTGATGCACCTGTAGCATTAGGAGATGAAGATAAAACTCTTGATGCTGCAACACACAGTGGAAGAACTCTTGTAGTTCCTGCACTTGCTGCTAATAGAACAATTACTTTACCTGCTCCAGTGGCTGGTCAACAATATAAATTAATCTATGGCGGTGCTGCAGAAGAAGCAGAAAATTTAATTATAGTAACACCGGGAAATACTAACTTTTTCATTGGTGGTATTGTTCACTTAGATTCTAATGCTGATAACGTATCAGTTTATTCTGATGGAAACTCTAACTCACAGCTAACTCTTACAGACTTTGGTTTATTTGAGATTAATATTTTAGCTAAAGATAGTACAAACTATTATATTTGGGGTTACCAAGAAGGCGCTGACGCACCTGCATTCGCAGATCAATAATAATAATTAACGTGTGGGCCTTCGGGCCCATACTTAATTTAACGGAGAATATAAATTTATGAAAAGTGATGTAAAATCAGTTAGAGTTACAGCTACAGGCGCAGTCTTTGCTGGAAGAACTAGACTTAGAGGAATTATTTTAGCATCAGATGCAGGAGGAGCTGGAACTATTATACTTCAAGATAATACAGACAGCACAACTTTGTTTCAAGCTGATGTTCCTAACGGAGATGTTTTTTCAATGAATATTCCTGAAGATGGAATTTTATTTCCAGGTGGAATGAAAGTCTCTACTATTACAAACATAGATGCAGCTACTTTATTGATTGACAAGTAGGAGGTTAAATGGCTAACACTACTTCCGGAACAGTTACTTTCGATAAAAGTTTTGCAGTTGATGATGTGATTGCAGAGGCATATGAACGTATAGGTTCACAAGTAACATCTGGGTATCAATTAAAATCTGCAAGAAGATCTCTTAATATCCTGTTTCAAGAATGGGGTAATAGAGGTTTACATTATTGGGAAGTAGGAGATACAAACATTGATCTTATTGAGGGTCAAGCAGAGTATACTTTTTTCAGATCAAGTGCTGACGGAACTTCTTCAGTTACTGTAGGGGGAACTAGTGGATCTAGCACTTTTGGTGTAGCAGATGTACTAGAAGCAACATTTAGACAAAACAGAACTCAAACTACTCAATCGGATTCAGCGATGACAAAGATTGATAGATCAACTTATTCTAGTTTGTCTGGAAAATTATCTAAAGGAACTCCCTCTCAATATTTTGTTCAAAGATTTATTGATAAAACAACTGTCACTGTTTATCCTTGTCCAGACGCAACTGCAGCAACAAAAGATATGCATATCTTTTTTGTAAAAAGAATACAAGATGTGGACAGCACCTATACAGATGCAACAGATGTACCATATAGATTTATACCTTGTATGGTTTCAGGTTTAGCTTTTTATCTAGCGCAAAAATATGCGCCGGATAGAATACAAGCTATGAAACTATATTACGAAGATGAATTAGCAAGAGCACTAAAAGAAGATGGATCTTCTTCTAGTACATTTATAACACCAAAAACTTATTATCCGGGAACTTAATGGCACAAGCAAGAGGAAAATACGCAAAAGCAATATCTGACAGATCAGGAATGGAGTTTCCATATAATGAAATGGTTAAAGAATGGAATGGTCATTTAGTTCACATATCAGAGTTTGAGCCAAAACATCCACAATTAGAATTAAGATCTAGATCAGGAGACGCACAAGGTTTATTTAATGCGAGACCTGATAGAACAGAAAATGAAGTTGCTAGAGTCTTGGGACCTGATCCTTTTCAAACAATATCAGCCTCATCTGGTATTATAAACGTGTTTGAAAAATCTCATGGTAGATCTACAGGTGACACTGTGAGATTCAGAGGACCTATATTCACAACTTCTGATCCAGATGCTTTTCAAAATCCTAAAGATTTTGATGGTATCACAGGATCTAATATTGCAAAAGCTGCAGGATATTCTATTACGGTTGGTAAGAGAGATTCTAGCGGTAACATATCTAACACTACAGATTTCTATCACTTTACAGTAGACACAGATACTGCTACAAGTGGAGAAGTATCAGGAGGAGGCAACAATTGTTCGGCTGGTCCGGCAACGTTGACAGCATAGTATGGCAGGATTAAGTGCATCAGGATTAAAAACACAGATAAGAAGTTATACTGAAGTTAGCTCTACTGTATTATCTGATAGTGTATTAGAGAATATAATATTAAATGCACAATATAGAATTTTTAGAGATGTGCCTATTGATGCAGATAGAAAAACAGCTACAGGTAATTTTACATCTGGAACGGGCACTGTAACCGTGCCAGCAGGGGCTGTTTTTGTTAGAGCGGTGCAAGTTTATACTGCAACTGGATCTACTTTCACAGGTGCTAATGTATATTTAGAGAAAAAAGATATTACATTTTTAGAAGAATATATTTCAGCAACCACATCTACTGGAACACCAAAATATTATGCAATGTTAGATACAGGAGCAACTGGAGAAAGTTCTTCAAACTCTGGATCTATAATTGTATCACCAACACCAAGTGCAACATTTGCATACAAAATACACTACAACGCAGCACCAGCATTATTAGAAAATGATGATACTAATTATATTAGTATGAATTTTCCAAATGGTCTGCTATATTGTTGCCTAGCAGAAACTTACGGTTTCTTAAAAGGTCCAGCTGACATGCTGCAATTATACGAACAGAAGTATCAACAAGAAGTACAAAAATTTGGAGGAGAACAAATAGGTAGAAGACGAAGAGATGATTATACAGATGGTACAGTCAGAATCCCAGTCAACTCACCAACACCTTAAGGATTAAATTATGGCATCAACATTTTCAGATCTTGGTATAGAACTAATGGCAACCGGCGAAAATGCCGGTACATGGGGTGATAAAACTAATACCAATTTACAAATAGTAGAAAAAGCAATCGCTGGTTATGTAGAAAAATCTGTTGCTGGCGGAGCACAAACAACAGCTTTAACAATTACAGATGGTGACACAACTGAATCAACATCTGTTGCAAGACACGCAGTAATAAAATTAACAGGTACAATTACAGGTAATCAGATTGTTACTGTTCCAGATTCAATAGAAAAAGTTTATATTGTAGTCAACGGCACAACGGGTGCGCATACCGTACAATTTAAAACTGCATCAGGAACAGGTATAACTTTTGGTGCATCAGATAAAGGCACAAGATTAGTTTTTTCTGATGGAACAAATATAGTTGATGCAGGTGGAAGCGTTGGAGCACATGATTTAAATGGTGAAGTGTTAACATTAGATGCTGATGCCGATACAACAATCACAGCAGATACAGATGATCAAATAGATATTGCAATCGCTGGTGCAGATGATTTTAGATTTACAGCAAATACATTTACAGCGTTATCAGGTAGTAGTGTTGTCATACCAGACGGTGGCCTTACTTTAGGTAGCACAGCAGTTACTTCAACTGCAGCTGAATTAAACATATTAGATGGAGTTACATCAACTGCAGCAGAGTTAAATATATTAGATGGCGTAACCTCAACAGCAGCAGAATTAAATATTTTAGATGGCGTAACCTCAACAGCAGCAGAATTAAATATCTTAGACGGAGTAACTTCTACAGCAACGGAGTTAAATATTATTGATGGTGATACATCAGCTACATCTACAACAGTCGCTGACGCAGATAGAGTTGTATTAAATGATAATGGCACAATGGTTCAAGTTGCAGTTACAGATTTAGCTGCATACTTTGATGATGAGATTACAGCA